ATAAGAAAAATATTTTGAGCAAAACACTGAATGAAATGGGTGTGGCACTGAATGTCTGGAGATCAATTCATAATCCTGTTACACAAGGAATGATTATGGGCAACGAAACAATCGAAAACAATCAGGCGGCGGTTGACAAAATGTTACAGTCCGATGATGTATATTATTCAAGAAATATTAATAGAAAATATCTTTTATCTGTTAATATGATGGATTTTCACAATTTGGGGGTTAAAGAACTACTTTATGGTTATGAAAAAAACAAAAAGAATAAACTGCTAGAACTATGCTGTGGAGAAGCGGGCGATATGAGCAGATGGTTGAATAACGGGTATAAATTCGTTCTTGGCGTAGACCTTGTTTCCAAAAATATATACAACCCAAAGAGTGGATGTTATCATCGTATGTTGCAGTCGCGAAGAAATCATATGAACAAATTTAGAGACGTGAATCCTCCGGTGTATTTTCCAGATTATATATTTGCAGCAGGTGATTGCGCATATCCTTTAAAAACTGGGGAAGCGTCAAATAATGAAAATATCAAAGATGTAGAGAGTGAAAATATATTGAAAATTGTTCTAAATAATAAGCGCAAAACTTCTGATAAAGTTTACATAAGACGAATTGAAGAAAAGGGCGCGAGAGGATTTGATGTTGTCTCGTGTATGTTTAGCATTCACTATTTCTTTCAAAGCGAAGCAAAACTGGACGGGTTCTTGAACAATGTTTCAGAAAACCTGAACGAAAATGGAAGATTTATATGCACATTTATGGATGGAAACTCTATTGACAATGCGTTGGACAAAGGTGACGGTATCACAGAGGGTAAGAAATTGTATTCCGAATACAAGAATGGACTTCCTGTCTGGGCGATTATAAGAAAATATGGCAAAGAAACAGTAGACCCATATGGGAAACAGATAAATGTATTTATTGAAAATACACAAAAACTAATTCCTGAGTATTTGGTCTCGTTTGAAACACTTATAGTCAAGGCAAAGGAACATGGACTTGAAATACTTGACACTGAAATGTTTTCAAAAACCTTTGAAAAACTCAAAAATAAAAACGAAGACAATAGTCCAATTCTTGCAAATGCTATAACAGAAATGGATAAAGATGATGTATTAAAACAATTCAGTTTCTTCAATAGATGGGCCGTTTTTCAAAAAACAAAGGAATAAGAGATACGCAATATTTAATTTGAATTTTTAATCAACTCTTTTATTTTTGACAGAATATTATTATACTTATTATTTTCCGATTTGTTGTATATCAAAATCAATTTATTTTTAATATGTTCATATTTTTCAGTGTCTTTTATATCATTTGATAATTTTATGTCATTTTCATCACAATATAAAAGAAGAACTTCAGTATTATCCTCAACTAACGAAGAAGATAACAAACCCATGTCTTTTTCAGTCCAATCATTGTTTTCATATACCTTACATTTGTTTTCAAGAGTATATTTGATATTATTATTTTCTGGAAAGTTTTTGTCAAAGTGTTTCTTTTGAATATACATTGGGATTGTATTTATACCACTTGATAATATTTTTACAATATCTTCGTGGGTTATATGATCCATTCTTTCGGATCCAAAGTTGTTCACAATAATTTGGTTATTTGTAATATTATTATTATTTATTGTTTTTGCATTCTGTATTATTGTATTTTCTGTTATGTTATGGGTATTTGGACTTCTTGCATAAACAATACTTCTCGCATTACAATTATTTTTATTTATATGTCTTGACTTGTGTTTTCTATTTGAAAAAGAAATCATACACTTAGGACAAGTAAGTTCGTCAATACCTTTACAATTTATTTCATGTTTTAATAAATGTCTTTTCGTTTTGTATATTTTGTTACACTTATGACAATAAAGTACGTTTGGGGGGACATTTTGTATTTTTGGGGAGACATTTTGTACGTTTGGGGAGACATTTTGTACGTTTGGGGGGACATTTTGTACATTTTCTAGCATATTTTTAGTATTTTTGTCAAGTACAGTTTTACACATCTCTTCTGTATGTTTGCGACCAATATGCTTTTGTAAATTATATTTTCTCACAGAAACATACAAACAAAAATCACACTTAAACATTTTCATATTTATTTTTTGCTACTTATTATGTATAATCATAATAAATTCAAACACTTATATGCTACTTTTTGAGACCATATTTTACTACTTTTGCCCCCCTCTCTCCCCCAAACCCGTTCTAGGATTTCGTAAAAACATCAAAAGTTTTTAACATGATCATTTAAGATATCGTTCCAATTGCGAGTGTGTTCGCGCCTATGCATAGGTTCTCATAGACTGCACCATATGTATTTTTTGTATTTCGATACCTTATTTGACCAATTTTTTAGTTTTAGTTAAATGATTAGTATCACTACCCTCTTTATATTTCTTTTGTTGCGACACAGGTTGCAATACCCCTTGTTTTACTAAGTTTTTGTACATTTTACCATTTATACTTATATAACGATGTGTAATAGGGTTTTGTATTTTTCCGAACGGACAATCTTGTTTCCGATTACTACCACCGCTTATTCCATAATCTGATGCAAGTTCCTGTTTATTTTTTGGTGTCCAACCGGCAAAATTTTTTAATGAAAAATTTGTTTTGAATAATTCCGAAATGTTATCCCACAGAAAACAATCAGTGAAATAACCCTTTTGTTTTGTCCAATTCACGAAACCTATTTTCCATAAAAACTTACTCGCGGCAAAATGTAAGAGTTTTATTCTAAAATCTTCGAGTTTGGGTAATAACAGATAAATAGATTCATTCAATTTTTTTACATTTTGATCAAAAAATCCATCATCTTCCCCGGATAATAGTTTATGATAAAACAATTCAGTGTCTTTTATCAAATTATACAGATTTGTTCTAAAATTTATAGATACTTTGTTAAAATGTTTGAAATCAACAGCAGAATCCATGTTCTTGGTTTTTTGTGTTTTATTGAAGAAACGTTTGAGTGGGTTTTTAAAAAAACCACCGTTTATTGTCATCAGTTCCAACGTATCTTTGTAATTATCTTCAAGGCGTTTAATGTTTTCTTGGATTTCGCGCATGGTATTCCTCATAAATTGACATTTATTTAAATCATGTTCTCGTCGTTCATAATTTCCCCTGAAATTTTGTGCAGCGTGTTCATATTCTTCAATTTTCTTTACAATTTGATTCAATATATCAAAACGTTCTTTGAAAATTCCGGATAATGTAATTGATTTATTTAAACTTTGCGGACTGGAATACATTCTTTGTACGGAAGACGGACGCTGTGGCGATATGTTGTTTTCAAATTCAATATCGAATATTTCTTCTTTCGGTACCGAGTTCTTTCGATTGATTGATTCTTTATATGGAATATACTGGTTATCGTGTTTTTTTACACTCCATTCAAATTGATTTTTTTTATTTTGATCATAAAGTTTTCCTATGACCCCTCCTGTTTTTTTCGGCAATTTATTTGTCTTTTTTGTATAAGTTGTTTTATCATTACTTTGATTCAAATCTTTTTCTTTAGAAGGTTTGGTCATATTTCCTAAATAATGTCAACAATATTATTTCTGTCAGAAATTTTTCTGAAACGTATCGAGCCGTTTTACATCATCACCTGGCGTAAAATGTCTCGAGAGTTGTGGCAAACACGTGAAGCAAAAATGCCCTTTGGCACTTCATGGGAAATTGCTCTTGCTTCTGTGCGCGCAAATTCCCTGTCTGCAGACGATACCGCCGCTGCCTTCTTAAACTTGAACAATTCTTCCAATGTTCACCACGAAGTTGGCGATAACAACAACAACAACAACAACAACTGTATGGATGGTGGGGGTGGCGACGACAAGAAGGGTGACAAGACAGACAACGAGGAAGATGACGAGGAAGGCGGCATCAAGAAAGGGACGAAGATTGACAAAAGGAGCAACAAGACCAACAAGAAGGGCGACAAGACAGACAACGAGGAAGATGACGAGGAAGGCGACGCCAAGAAAGGGACGAAGATTGACAAAAGGAGCAACAAGACCAACAAGAAGGACGACAAGACAGACAACGAGGAAGATGACGAGGAAGGCGACGTCAAGAAGGTTGACAAGACCGACAACAAGAGTGGTTCTTCTTCTGTCAATGTAAGCATTATTGGTACATTTGTTATGTCGCGCCTTCTCTTATTTGATTCCTGTTTTCTGTACCCGAGCAGGTTCCAAAGAAAAGAGGAAGACCACCAACGTCTCGTTATTCCGACACCACTGTGCCTCCCCCCAAGCGCCCAAGAGGACGACCTCCTAAATCTTCTTCTGTGCTCAACAATGTGCCCAATGTAAAGCCCCCGAGGGGGAGGCCACCCAAGACACCTCGTGTTGCCCAAAAAGCGGCTGAAAAGAAAACTTACGCCAGGAAAACTCCTGTGAAAAAGAAGGCAACGCCCAGAGCTGTTGTTCCGAGTTATGTTTCTCTTGTATCTATCGATGACAAAATCGATGCCCTGTCTGTTGATATTGGTATCGTGAGACATAATGTTTTGGGAATCTATGATATGCTCTCTACCCTCTTTGAATACGACAACAATGACAACGAGGAAGACGATGATGAAGGTGACGAGGAAGACGACGAGGAAGATGATGAGGAAGACGACGAGGAAGACGACGAGGAAGATGATGAGGAAGACGACGACGAATAAGACAACGACGAGAAAGACGACGAATAAGGCGACGAGGAAGACGACGAGGAAGATGATGAGGAAGACGACGACGAATAAGACAACGACGACGAATAAGACAACGACGAATAAGGCGACGAGGAAGATGATGAGGAAGATGATGAGGAAGACGACGACGAGGAAGACGACGAGGAAGACGAAGAGGAAGACGACGAGGAAGACGACGAGGAAGATGATGAGGAAGACGACGATGGCACCAATGTGTTTTACATTTACTTTGGTATTCTTATTTTTCAACACAACAGAAATTTTATATCTTTTAAAATATAGATGTCGCAGTACAAAGATTTTGATATGACAAGCCTTCCGGATGATCTGAGTAAAAAGATTTTAAATGACTTAATGTCCTCTCGTAATTTGTCAGCGAGTACTCTGAAAACATTGTCAAAAGCAAATAAAAGTTTAAATAAAGACATCAATAAGAAATTATATATCTTTAACCATAAAACGATTACAAAGTTTTGTAAATTTCAAAATATTGACAATGTACTTCCTATAATTGATCAAAGTATATTTTCTTATGAAGTATTGATTGACATATTAGAATATATTGAAAAACAAACAATGAAAAATAAAGCACAGTTCAAAAACCTTTTCCCTGTGTCGGTAAGGTCGGTGTCATATAGTTGTTTAAACAATACTTTTGTTGTTTTTCAGATTATAAAGCATAGTCTAATACTTCACAACAAATGCAGCGATGGTTTAGATGTGATCCTTTTTGATTTTTTCGAAGATGTGTACACATTAAAAAGGTCACAAATCAAAGGTTCGCCAACTAAAGAATCATCTGTTGCCAAATTTGGACCTTCCCAAATAGTTATGTGGCATTTAATTGGTTTTAACCTTTATTATGTCTATGATATATACCGAATGTATCAAGATAATTGCAAAATAAGCATGTGTTGCTATAAACAATTTGACAAATATTTGTTTTCCTACGACAAAGATGTGTTAAAAAGATCCATAAAGTTTACAGCAGAAGAGTACCATTCTCTTTTAACAATGAAAGAATATCATCCTTCATATGATTATGACGTATTTATAAATATTCTGTCATATATTGCATTCAGATTGTCAAGGAATGTCACAAATGGATCTGAAATTATTACTTTGAGACACGAAGACGATCACAATGAAGAAATACACAAAGAGCGCGTTACTATAGATACAATACTAAAAAGAATGAAAATATCTTTGTTCGATTTGAGATATGATAATACCATAGCAAAGAAAATATTAGATTTAATGCAGTAAAAATATTGTAAAAATAAAAAATATTGTTTTTTGACGTTTTTGAAGTTTGGAATCAAAATGTAATATAACCTACAACAGATTGCTGAGAACAGTAATGCACATGGATGATCTTTCTGAAATATTGTATCCGCCATTTGTGGCAAGAAGATTAACGAGAAGTTTGATGTTCTTGATATTGTTACTCTTGCACACATAATGATATACATCCTTTGGTCTTAGAAAATGATTATATTGGTCGGATTGTTGTTTGAGTCTGAGTTGTGCGAGATGAAACCGGATGACTGGTGGAAATTGTAGATCAATTTCTTTATTCATCCTATATCTGTTTGTTTTTGGATTGTATGTTGTCGTGGCAACATAAAGATTATAGAGAACGTCCTTCAGAGTCGAAATCATAGTATGAATAAGATAAGTTGGGTCAACTTCTCTCCCCTTTTCATCAATAGGAAGTTCCAGATTTTGAGCATACATGTTAATGTAATCCTTGACTGTGAAGTCCTTTCTGTTCTTCATATACACTACAAGAATATTCTGCCAAACATTAGGTTTACACGGATCGGTTTCCTCTTTGAAAGTAATATTTTCAGGCGAAATTTTGAATAGTTTTTTACCATTTTCTGTATTTTTTGCAACAACGAAACCATATGACATATCCGACGCGATCATATCGTTATATGCATCATTAATATTCAAATAATTCATAGGATATACGATTCCAATTGGTGACAGTGGTTGATGATAGATGTTAATCTCCTCGAGTGTGATTCTATTTTTTGAATTAATATGACAGAGTGCGATATAACCTTCTCCTAGAATTCTTGTATAGTCGATAATATGTTTGTTTTCGTGATGCACAAGAACAAATTCATAAGCATAATCTTTGTCGAGATTGGAAGTGAAAAGAGTTCTGAGTTTGATTTCGATATCTTTTTTGTCAGAATTTTTGATTTCTTCATCTGTGAAATGATCACAGAATGTTTTCATAAGAACCTCGTTTAGCATTTCTCCGTGTGTTTTTGTAGGATGATAAAATCTCGAATAATTAATATCGGGACAACCTGTTGTTCCAAAGTACCAATTATCTTTGTAATTATATATCGTAATCATGGTTCCGTCGAATGCCTGTTGGTATTTGTCGGATTCGCTGATTCTTTCAGTATAATCGTGAATATGGATTCTCGAAGGGATGTTGTTGGCATATGATACAACAATATGCTCTTTCGAATCTGTTTCCATATCGATAACAATACTCCTGCACTGTTCGAATATTTCTTTGAATTTCACAATATCTTCCTCATTATGGTTGTACGAGTTATGAAGAAGAACGAGCGAATTATTTTTGAAGGATTTCACCTGCAGCGCGGGCCACATGTGATATTTTTTGAGAACGTTTTGGAGACATGTCGCATAATGCACTGAATCGGATTCGACAGAACCATTGCGTGCTTCTGAGACCAAATCATACATGCTGGTGGGAAAACTAGAAGTTGTCATAATACTGGTGGTAGCAATAAGTTATATGGTATACTGTATATAGTTTTATATCATTTTTTCCAATTTATCAACAAAAATATGACAAATATTTGCATTTTATATAAAGAATAAGTTTTAAATATATTAAAATGGAAAAGAAAAGAAAGGTCGAAGATATTACACAAGAAAACAATAAGGATTTTGTACAAGATGGTATGACAACAGCGGATATTCGCAAGAATGTAAGATATGTTAGAGAATACTTGTCGACGGGTAATTCCGCATCGCACAGTGATAGGGTAGAGCAACTTAAAATGACATGTAAAACATTTTTGGAAAGATATCCCGTATTGTTTGAAATGTGTCTAAAACGAGATTTTGATATGAAACAATTAAATTATTTCCTTGAAAAAAGAGATCAAATTATAAACGACAAAGCATCGTCAGAAGAACTTTCAAAGCAAATAGGAAAAGAAATGTTTGATAAATATGTGGATGTTTCCAAAATGCAAGAAAAAAAACCTTAAATAAAAATAAAGAGGAAATGAAACGTTCTAATCTTGATTTTACTTATGTCAATCCTGAAGAAAATGTTGGAATACCTCCTCCTATGAAATACGCGGGTCTATATTCAAGCGATCTGCCGTACACAAATACAAAATGGTCAAAAGAGTATAGGGGAGAACGCATAGCTCCAGATGCTGTTGCTTTTTCAACACAATATGATAAACTTGCTCAAAAACATATTCCAACATCTGTTAGACCGGGAAATAATTCTATTATAGACAACCCTTATGAATTTAATGATGATAAATCCAATACAATGTGTTTTAAATCACCAAATCAATAGCGACCTGTTTTTTAATTGTTGATGTATTATCGCTGATTATTTTACAAATATAGTTATATGCGTCTGTTACCTGTTCGAATGTAATTCCTCCTGTAATAAGAATACTTCCGCTTTCAAATATAGCAATTGTTACTTTTTTACAGTTACCGTCACCAATCCCCGATTGTTTTCCAAAACAATTTGAATCACATCGACAGATGCCATTTTTTTCTTTATTTTTTGTATTCCAATAATATTCTAATTTGACACCTTGATAAACACCTGGTTGAAAACTACTTTTATTGTTATATGTGTCACCAATAAGGATATTATGGAGTTCTCGTCTCTTAATACTGAACCTGTCCTCCATATCGATATCTTCATATATTTTAAAATCTGTATTAATCATTCTGACCTTGAAATTTTGAAATAACAAATTGTCAACACTATCTCCTCCGTCCGATGATATTAAGATATTTGTATCAAATTGGTAGATTCTTTTGATTTCTGATATAATATTGTTCACAATAATTTTTGTATGATCAAAGTCTTTAATTCCCGTTAGTTGAATATTGCCGTTTTTGAAAATCTTAATATTCGGGAAATATGTTTTATTAAATTTATAAATGACAGTTATTTGATTGTCAAATCTATTCTTTTTTTGCAAATTTGCTTTTGTTTTTCTCTGTTTTTTTGGATATATTCCTCTAGTGTTTTCAATATCTTCCTTCAAATATTGAATCCAAATAAAATGGTTGTTTTCGTCACTGATGTGAATATTTTTGAATAAAAGTTTCAAATCAATATTTACATTTTCACCAATATTGGCATTGCAGGTTATTGTCGATACTCTATAAGGTGAAAATATTACCCCATTTTGTTCTTTTACCAAAGATGACATCGTTAAGACACTTAAGTAATACTTTTATATCTTTAAATCATTTTTTTCTTTTTTAACATTCTGAACTCTTTTTTATATACGATGTGTTAACAACCTCATATCCAGATGGGATAGAAATCATGGGGGGCAGATTCAATATATGCGTAGATTCATTATTTTTGTGCAAAAGTCTAAATTCTTCAATTGATAAAAACCCATTGAACATTTTCAATAAATATTTCGAAGGAGCAGGTCGTATGAAATTCAATATACCGTGTCTTTTACCCAGCATTTGAACCAGACTATTGATTTCCCACAATATATCACTTCCGCGATTCGCAGAAAAATTATAGGCATTTGCGCATTGCAAGGAACAAAACGACCCATATGTTGTGTAAGTGTCACTTGTGGCATCGTATGACATGGGCATGCCAAAACACTTATATTCAATGTCGTGACAACACCAAAAACAACACCGAGACACGTGTTGCACCTCTTCCTTATTTTGTTCAACCATCTCTGTGTCAATATTGTATTTTTCAATTGCGTGAAACGCTTCGTCTAAAAAACAACACTTCCTTTCATATGGTATAGGATCATTTGTATGAAATACACTTTTATTCGAATTTATAATGTTTTCAACATGACTTTGTGATAATGGTAACTGTAACACAATATGTTCATCTTTTGTTTCCATGTTTTTTACGATGGTGTTGAGAAGATTTTTTTTGCTTTTCTTTGATTCAGAAACATCCTTAACTTTGCGTGGCATCGATTTCTTATCAATTATTCTTTATATATGTTTAATCACTTATATCTATTTTCTAGTCATAAAGAAATCCAAAATTTTCGTTGTCAAGAGTATCATCGTCGTAACCATCTTCGTTACCCAGTCTGTGTTCGTTATCATCTTCTAAAACTTCTTCAAAACCATTGTTCTTGTTATTACCAGTGTCCTCGATATCTTCTGCATCAAATTCATGCTTGATACCTATTTGTTTAAACTGGTCATATATTTCACGTTCTTCGTGTGTTTTCTTGTTCATGATGGATAGTGTCCTGTCCTTATTTGTTTCTCTTAATTTATTTACAAAGTCCAAATTTTCTTCGATTGATGGCATTTTCGCAGCATTCAAATGTTTCAATACCGTGGTGTAAACAATTTTTGACACATCTTGTATAAAATTGTTAGAAACACTGATACTTGATTTAAGGATATTATTATTTGAAATATCCGGATTGAAAGGAAGACAAAGTGATCTTGATAAAATATAATTATTAACAACACCTATATCTTTTTCATTGTATTCGTGAAAAATAGTTTGTAGATCTTTTAATTTCATTTGAATTAATTTCAACTCCGAAACCGCCATATCTAAGAGTAATCTTTCATTTTCGTCATTTGTAGGGAACGAGTTCAGTGTTTTTCGCATTAAAATGTAAACACCTTGTCTGTTTACGGTGGTATCAAATAATTGTTTTTCCAAATCATTCTTATTTTTGTATCCAGCAGTTTTTGTCAATATTCGTATATGGGATATAGTGTCGTTTTCGGTTTTGGAAGTTCCTTTTTCGATTTCGTCTATAATATATGATGGCAGTAATAGAGAAATATCTCTCATTTCATTTAACCATATTTCAAATGTTTTATCATTGGATTTCTCCAGTATAGGAACACGGAATTGTTCGTCTATTTTAAAGTCTTCGCTGGTGTTTTGTTTAGATTGTATTGAATAAAGTGGATAACTCGACTTATTAGTCATGCGGTTTTTCGCATAACTTAATTTAGCAGTTATCAAATCTGTTCTGCCCATTTTGTTGAAATCCATGTATGGAGTAAAATTGGAACCAATTTCCTGTATACAACAACCTAATAAAAATTTATGAGTTTTCTGGTACTTATAACTAGGCATAAAAATCAATGCAGATATATAATCGTTCAATAGTTTTTCAACATTGTTCTTATTTTGTCTTGCGGTTTTGCTATCTTTCATTTCTTTGATCATTTCGCGCAAGGTTTTTCTTGTTTCGTCTCCTTTATTTGACTTCTTTCGAATTTTAACAGATTGTTCCTTCAACAGTTCATATGTATTCTTGTATGTCGTATCGAGTATTTCTTTGACACTTGATGAAATATTCTGCGGAACATTATATATTTCAATATCAACAAAAATATCTTCTAGAATAGCACTTAAATATGCCAGTGTGCCATCTTTTGCAATATTTGTCAACAACCCATCGCTTGACCACTTGTCCAAATAAGATATCTGGAGGGAGTTTTCATCAAATATCAAAGTATCGTTTATTATGTCTGATTGCAATTGTAAAGACCACCATGTAATTGATGTGAAAATCATCTTATACAAAATATCTAAAAATTGTCTATTGCACATCTTTACTTCTTCTATATACATCGTATCTGTGTTGGTAGAATTTAAGATTATACTCGGTTTGATTTTCACAAGTTTTTGAATATCCGCATCGTCTATAATTATATTATTATTCTTGAATAGTTCTGTCAATAAATGCAGTTTGGTGGGGATTCCTGCAAAATATTTGAACAACTCGTCTGATAAAAGTTCATAGTTGATGTTTGTATTTGATATATCATAAACACCTTGTATAATTGGGAGTATAATCTTTAACATTTCAACAAAACCAACATTTCTTCTGTATTTTGTCGACAACCAATATTTCTCCAAATCGGTAGATGGTTTGATTAACGGGACGTCTTGAATAATATGTTCTGTCATCTCGGATGTTCCGTCGAAAGTTGTTTCGTTTTTGTAAACCTCGGGAATACCATCATACTTACCAAAGTCATTTGCTTGTTTAATTTCTTCTCTTTCGTTATAGAAATCCAAAAATTTGACCCCGTATATATCGCGAGATATGTTTTGTAAATATGAAAACTTTTCATATATTGTATCAAGATTCTTGACATAATCTTCGACATTTACATTTGAAACTTCTTTCAGGTTTGATATGATGCCGTCTATTACGATACCCTCTCTGTTCTTCATTATGTTTTCAATAATAATTTCTACTGTAGTATCCCCACTTGAAACAGCGTTGATGATGTCGCGAATATTGTTGTACAACAAATTAGGAATACCTAGTTCCATTTTTTCTTCTTGCAACAATGCAATCAGTTCGTCGTATTTTGTTTTATCTTCAATATTGAGGGGTGTCTGAAGATTGCGCAATCGCTCATAGAATGAAAGTTTATTGTTTTGAATGTTTAATTTTTGTAAAGGTACTTTGTTGTACTTGATATTAACTGGTTTTATTTTTGATATATGTGTTTCGATATATGTCTTCAATACTTTAAAATCTTCAATTTGAATATCGTCAAAAGAGGAATCAAAACTATTGAGTAGCGCATCGATATGTGCAAAATCCATGTTGAAATCATCGACATCTAAATCCAAAGATGAAGCAATATTCGAAATTTTTGGTTTAATTCTATCTATGAATTTGTCGAAATCATTATAACCATCTGTTGTTTTGAAATTAATTAGTTCTGGTTTTGTTCCTGAAGATATTTTGTAAGATATTTTGTCACCAATACTGCTCGCAGGGCGTTTGTAATACGCACCGAGAATAGGAACATTGGTATCGTCATTTTCTACAACAGGATAAAGAATATTCATTTCTTGTATATCATCACCGGTGCGTAATTCGAATGTTGTTTTTACACATGGTTTCATTCTGAGTTTGCTAGATTCGTTATCATAACATAGTGCAAACATGATCTTATTTTTCTCTTTTTGAGACACTGTATATTGAGTTTTTTCAAGTTCGCTATATTTGAAAATAAGTTCCCCACTGTGATCATCTGAGCAAACGTACGTCTTTCTTTCGGCATTTGTAAGAAATACATAATTTGTAAATTTGTGTTGATTTTTTTCTTGGAAAAACATTTCGGATATAGCATCTGATTTATTTGAGTTTTTGAAAAAACTATACAACTCGTTGAATATTTCTTCCTTTGAGAATGCCAAAAATGCTGGATTGTTTTTACTGATTTCGTCTAGTGTAAGTATTTCAAAGAATTCTACCTCGTCCAATTCTTCATCTTCGAGAAATTCATATAAATTTGAATCAAAAATTTGACTTTCATCCATAATAAAAATTGTTCTTTACTATTTAAAAATAAATTATTTACCTAATATTTTGCCTTTTTAAACAAATTCGTTCCATTTCCTTTTCATTTCCGACAGATATTCGATGATTTCTTGACAGTTTGTACTCATAAACTTCACAAACTCCGACTTCTCAGTTTTATCGTCTAGTGTTATCCTGATAAGAAGTTCTTCCTTCAATGGATGTGGGCAAATGTACCCAATAAATGAGCAATTGATATTTTTACTAGCAGTTTCTCTAATATATTTATTGTGTACATACGACTGGATGATGTTACCAACCGTATCGTCTTCTTCTTGAATATTGAATTCATATGTATTTACCAATTCTTCAAATTGATATACTTTAACTTTTGTACTTGTCTGGTTATCTATCAGAATGTCTTGAATAATATTTTTAAGTTTAGAAATGATAATTTCAATTGCTTTGTTAACAAGGTATTTTGGACCAAGTTCATTGTTAATAGGTTCGATTTCAAATTGCACAATTCTGGCATCACCATACTTGTTTTTGTAATACGATCGTTCTTTGTCAAGAATTCCTTCTTTTGTGTCTGAAACAAGAGGATCTTGAATATAGAATAGATTGGACAACGAAACGGGACAGAATGCAGAATGAAATCGCGCAGTTTGTTTCACAACAGTTGCTTTGAAATAAAGGTCTTCTCCCGGTCTTAATCTTGTAATGAGAACATGACTATCGGATACGGGGTCTTTTGGAAATATCTTTGCAAGTTGGGATTTTGTAAGATCTTTACCGTTTATTTTCCCTACGATGTTTCCAGAATGAACATTGAGTTTGGTAATATTTTCATTCGAAATATTCAACTCTAGTTCTATACTTCCGTCTTCATAATTTTCTATTTCATCTTCGGACAAACAAACAGGAATAAGACCAATTCGATTAGACATAATTTCGTTATGCAAAGGACCAGTATTTTTTATAATTTCAATTGTTGGATCTACTTCCCCTACCATACCACATGTTGGAATATCTGTAAGTATAACTCTTCTAATGCCGTTAATATAGGAAATATCGACATCATGAATTTCAAATGTGTGTTTGTTCGAAGGATCTTCGGATTTATAAATGTAATTTTGGAACATCCCTTGTTTTTCAATATTCATATTTCTAATTGTTTATGTCATTTTTTATTTTCTTCTGAATTATTAGCAAAACAATGGATCTTACATTGTTCATTATAATGGTAATATTTGCATATATATTATACTATCTTCTAGCAAGCATTCAGTCTCTTTTGAAAGAAATAAAAGAAATAAAAATGAAATGTATTCATACAAATAATACAAAACATGAAGATTTTGAGGTAGAAACAAAAGATCCTTCCGAAGTCATAAGAGAAAAAGCAACATTTTTTTTGAACAGTCTTAAATATTACGTTGATAAATAAAAAATGAAATTATTGATTAGATGTTATCTGATCAAATGAGTATACGTTGCCAAAAATGTTCAAAACCAATTAAAGAAATATATTCTTCGATTGGAAAATGTAGATGTGGAAATACATATTGTCCTAAACATATACAATCACATGATTGTCAATTCGACTACAATAATATGTTTCAAAAGAATAATACGATGGTAAAGTGCGAAAGCACAAAAATAAACAAGATTTAGACTTATAAATTAAACATCATACCGACTTGATTTCCTACTATTTCAAAAAGATTATATGTCAAACAATACGCAGTGACTAGATAATCAAACTCATATGTCGGTTTATTCATGGTAGTTAAAACATCGTTTATTTTACCATTGTCGTAGTGGGTATTGACCCCTATCAATAAATTTGTTTTGACTAAGGCAGAATTGTAATAACCTGATAAAAATTCTTTTTGAGGATATAATGCAAACGAATAGCAATATATCCCTTGTTTTGGAATGCGCGAATGATGCTGATAAGGTTGTGTAACATTGAAGTATTGAGATGGTTTGGTCTGAGTTCTGTCATTATTGTTAAAATATAAACGCGCATTATTCAAAATGCTTTGAGAACTTTCAGGAAAGTCTGGAGAAAAGTTGATATGTTCATTGTATTTGTAAAAGTCGTCTCTTTTTGTTGTCCATATTATTTCTTTTGTTGGCGTGTTTACTGTTATATTAACATTAAATAATGATTGATTTTTTGATGATACACTTTGTGCAGAATTTATTGTTAGTTGCTCAACAAGATATGATAATTTTGATTTCCTGAAAAGAGTATTTCTTTCTTCTTCGCCGAGAAAAATATAGTTAGCATCTATGTAAGGATTTAACGAATACTCTTTTGTAAAAGTCTTCATGTCAATATTGTCACCATACAGTTCATTAAAGTATGCTGGACTGGTGTACAATTCAAGATCCTTTGAATAAACCTGATACAAATTTTCAGAAGATTCTAGTTCAATTCTAACGGTAACTATGTTAGTGGATAATCTTAATAAAGGCAGTGCTAGTGCTGGATTTTTTGTGAACCAAAAATTGAGAGGAATTGTTATTTCTCGTGCTTTAATGGACGGTGGTTGATTTCCGTCTTTTGAAGACGCAGGATAATGATAATAAATAAATCTATTATTTACAATAGTGATTTTCGGAGTTGCCGTTGTTGGGTTTTGTAGTTCAGGAACATTTCCTATAATTTGATCATTTTTCGTATCACCCTCTGGTAAAATTAATTCGTTCCATATAGACATCCATTCACCGGTTGTTTGATCTATCATTAGACCATCTATGTGAACACTTGCCTTTTTAATAATGACGTTACCTACACGACTTACCCATCTAAATCTATATTTGTCAGATGAATAGATATCTGGAAGTGTCAGACTAAAATACAATTGTGACAACAAATCCCCATATCTGGGAATTATACATTCAACAGTATTCGCAATTTGATCAGTAGATATTTCTGGATTCTTTGAAAAGTTTAACTGTTTGCTTTCCATCGCAAAGTTAGAATGTCTCTTGTAGACATATTGATAAAAACTCAGTTGAGGATTTATAGATAAAAATTCGTCTATTTGACCAACAGCAATAAGTTGAAGAAGTCCCCCTCCCATTATAATATAATGTAAAATAAATATCTTATATACATTGATTTTTTTTGTGAAATCATCTAAAAAATAAGTTTTTTAAAAAGGGAGAGGAGCATTATTCGAATCCTCTGTCAAATTGGCAATCGCATATTTGTCAATCGCGACACTGTCGTCAACAGGCGCCACAGCGCCATCCTTTGTAAACTCTTTTGCAAAAAGGTCATCAATTTCGTCGTCTGTTATGGCATAATTGAAATATGACAAATCTGCCATTAAAATTGCACTCGAGTCTCCTGAGTTATTGAATGGGTTTTCGCTTTCATTTCCTTTTGTTGAGAACATATCGCCAGGGTTCACGTATAAAGGTGCCCTGTTGTGTCTCATGGTTGATGATCCATATGAACTATTGTACGGAGATTCGACAGTTTTATCAAGAATGTTAATTCCATTTATGTAAATTTTACAAGATGTTTTATTCTTGTATAAAATATCAGTATCTGGGTTAATTTCTTTAAGAACAACTGTAAACATAAACCATTTTTTGTCATACGTATAGTCATTTAAATTATAAATTCCCAATAATCCTTTGTTTTTATCCTCCCACGATCCAGTCGAGCAATTTATAGCATTCTTGCCATTTTCTCTATATGCGTCTGGGTTAGTGATGGTATTATATTCGACAACAATTGCAGAACCATCTGACTTCATTCTTATCATTGGATTTTTGACCAAAATATACGATCCAGTGTTTGCTAACTCGCAATTAGTATTATTTAAATAGGGTGTTTTCATTTTATTACCACGCAACATAAGGACAATATCAGACGATGTGACATTTGATAGACCAGATTGATCCTTATATAACCAGAAATTATAAGAATATTCAGCACCCCCATTTTGATTGATTGACGGCGACAAATCTTTGAAAGATGGTTTTGATTTGTTGTAGGTATTAAAATTCCACTGAGTTGTATTAAAGTCCATAATGCCATCAAATAACACAATTTGATTTTTTAAAGATATGGCATTTTGCATATTTGTGACACTTTCAGAACTAAAAACAAAATATACCACAAAAAGCAGAATTATAAGAAATACTATTGCAAGAATGACTTGTGCAATATGTGTAAAAATCATTTCAATACTCTATATTTAAAGCATATTTATTTTTATTTATGATATTTCATAAATTGGAGATCTTAATCCGTAATTTCCCAAACCTAATTTGGAAAGAACGCCATTTAATGGACCCTGATTATAATCTGCATAAATATCTTTGCTGTTGAGGTCGTAATTATAAGTTGATACTTTTGATATCAATCCAGAAAACCCGGGTCCAAGACTTGATTCAAAGCTCCCACCTACTTCTAAAGTCCCCATCTTATCCAAATTGAGGTTTGAAATTTGAACAACTTTTCCATTGGATGTGAGATCTCCCGAAGATGTTATTTTTGAAATATCGCCATCAACATATGCTACGATACTACCGCCATTGGAATTTTCATTTACAACTACCGCCACATGAACCCATCTTTGAAGTGGTATATATGGAATAACAATACCTTGTTGCATGAACTCGTGAAGTTCTGACACGGAGAGGTTTTGAACAGAAGCATATGACTTTGTAAATGTATCATTTTCTAAAGCACCAAATCTGAAATACAATTTATTTTCAGTACTGTCCAAAAATACGTATGGACTTGCTCTTCGTATATCTCCAGAATCACCTATGTGAAACACGTGCTTGTATGACCCATTGTATTTGTTAAGATCGTGTATGTACATCCAGAAAGTATATGAGCGCCGTTTGCCATTGCCTGTTGTATTAAAATTAGTAATATCAAATTTACTATATTTATTGCACAAAACAGGGATTTTGGTTTTCTCAAATACGATCTTGGATTGGTTAAATACAGAAACCGATATGAAAGAATATAGTCCATATGCAACGATAACACATACTAACAATACAAAGAGCAGTCCGCCAATAACAAGCATCTTATTTGGATGTTTGTCAAAATCACTCATACCATCCGATATTTTATTAGTCATTTCTTTTGCTGATTTTTGAATACCGGAGGTAGTGTCTTTGACAGTCTCTACTATATCACCCAGAAAAGAATTCTTCGGAGATGATACTTTTGGAATTTTGGAAGAAGATGTAGTCGATGCATTGGTTTCCTTAAACGACGGCACATTAATGTTATCAGCATCATCGAAGTTTTTCATATCAACGTCGTCATCGATATCGTTACTTCCAACAAAGTCTTGTGCTTCTTCGGGGGTTTCAGTACCATAGTTATCGTCATTGATGTATTTATTTGTGTCGTATTCCGACGGTTGAGTTTCGTCGAAACGGTTATTTGAATTATATCTATCCATAAATATATCTATCTATTTAAAGAACATATAATTTCTTCTTGTATTCACATGATAGTTACTTATTTGATACAAAGGAAATGAACTAGAATAAGCCTTTTTTGTATATTTGTTTTGTAATGATAAATAACTCAACATTTTGGTAAATTTTGAAATATCGGATGATTTGTTTTGTTTCATGCACAATTCTGACAAAGGAAACATCAAATAAGCGAAGAAACAACAACCATAATCTGGTAAATTATGATTCATGAAAAGGTCAAAAACAATTATATTTCTTATGAACAAAAGATAATACTCGTTCCTTTTTTTTATTGTGGTCCTGCGGTTGTTTAATTCTGTTATAAGATTTTCGTGAAACCTCAGAGGGTTCAACCAAGAGTCGGTTAATAGTACTCGTATGATATAGTCCATATCATATGTGCTACCATACAACCTTTCAATACTGAGTATTTCGTCTGCGTTATCTGATGAAAAATGTGTATTTTGTAATTTGTTGAAACAATGAGACAAGTTGCAATTACTGTATTCAATTAACTTTTTGAGCATATTTTCATCGTGTTCCGGAAAATTCTTTTTAATTGTAAAAAGTATTTCGTTGTATACCGGAGGTTGCAATTCTATTATTTTACATTTCTTTTTCAAAGATCCAAGTTTTTTTATATTATCATTGGAAGATATGCACACAATTGGTATTTTCTTGATTTTTGATTCAGTTAAAATATTTAATAATGTCGAATTTATTGTTCTGTCGATCGCCATCATTGATTCGAATTCGTCAATTAAGATAATTTTTTTCAAGTTCTTATTTGTAAGAGTTTGTAACAAAGAAGACGAAGATGCTTTTGTTATATTATCATTTAACTCAAAAGAAGATATGCAAGTATTTATTGTAATATTTATTATATCAAGATCAAAGTGTTTACATATTTTCGCGATAGAGTGAGTTTTTCCAATGCCCGAATTTCCACATATAAAAAGTAAATTTTCTATTTTAATTTTCCCCGAATAATCAAGTATCTGGTCCGATATCCAATTGCAAATTTCGGTATATTGTTGCGAGTTTCCACATAAGTCTTCGACGACCATTTAAATATTTCTTATTCATTTACCTTTAATATAACACTAGTTCCAATACAATCATTGCAAAATAACAAATTATTGCTAATGTACATAATACAATTTCTATATTCATAAGCGAACCATTGGTTTCACTTTCGTCATATGAGAAATGTTTTATTTTACCTTTTTCATCAAACATCATTGCTGGTTTGAAAAGAAAAATAGACAATAGCATTATAACATACATCAGTATGGCGATGTGCATTCTTTTGAACATACTTCGTAAATATGTACTCTATATTATGAAAATAATAATAAATAGCTAAAATAAATATATTATTTTAGTAAAGAAGAAATGTATATATTAGTTAAATTCGTTTTAATCATCGCAATAGCATATATTTCAATGTCAATGATATTGTATGTTTTACATGAAGACTTTGCAAATGATCCGAATGCACAAGACTTGATAACAAATCCCAACATTTACAGAGAGACTATTCTATTTCAGGATACTGAGATACGTAATAAGCGACAACACGAGTATAGAAGAGTATTTATGAATAATGTCCCTAATTCGTCCCTACTTTCTTCAATAAAATATATCGAGGGGATAACTTGGTCGAGATGGACACAAAAGACAGGCGATGTTTCTTTGTTTAATCAAATAAAGGAAAAAGTAAATTGGTGTTTATTTAAACATATACAAGAAAATGGTGAGAAAATAAAAGTAGTCGATATTCGTTTTGTTAAATTCAAAACAAATGAAGATAATAAAAATCAACTCTTATTAAATTTTAATATAGTACTCCATACTTGCGGAGAAGAAACTGCAAACAATTTTCATTTTTTGTTTGCAATGGACTCAAAAGCAGACAAGATAGAAGTTATATTCCTTAAACTTGTCGGCGAGATATCAAAACACAAACTCTATGTCAATCATAAATTTGCCGTCGGATTAAATGGGAGCAAGTTGTCACAATATGAGATATCAAACTATGATATTCAAACAAAAGAATCAATTGATTACGAAGATACTTATGATAATATATTGTCGGAAGATGAAAGGGTTGAAAATATCTTGTATGAAAAACTTATGAAATCAAGTTTAGAAGAAGACCCGTCATTTATACAAAATAGAATACATTCAAAAAATCAAAATGCAGTTAGAAAGCATTTTATGAAGCATTTGGCGGAATAAAAGACAAAAGTATTTAAAGATTAAAACTATTATATAGTTTGTGGGGAAACCCGCATCATTCGCTCCTATAGCTCAGTAGGTAGAGCGAGGTGAGTTTATCAGTTCTCTTGTATTGTACATGATGTGACAAAACACTGAACTGACTTTTTCCTCTCATCAATTTCGAACATCGAATCGGGTCACCAGGGGCTGTTAACCTCTAGGTAAGAAACTTTCTTTGTGTTTTTCTTGACATTGTTTGTCGTTAATATTCTAACATTTGTTAATGTTTCCAGGTCACAGGTTCAAGCCCTGTTGGGAGCGATTATTTTTTACTCATCACTTATACTGATTATGTTTTATATATAAGAACAAATTTTGTTTGATTGCATAGAAGCAATGATTTTATTTTATAGCGAATTTTGTCAACATTGTAATGTTTTGTTGGAAACTATTTCCCGACACGATACAGAAAAAACAATAAAGACAGTGTCGATAGATTTATTAAGAACTTTAAAAAAACCCATTGACCCAAAAATTCAATCGGTTCCTGCACTTTTGTTGGTTAACACAAAAGAATATCTTTTTGGAAAAGCAGTATTTGATTATTTATTATTACCAAACAGGGGCATATTATTTTCCGGTCAATCTTCAAGAGGTGACAAAAAAGAGTTGGATTTGAATAAACCCAAAGAAAATGCGGGCATCGTCGACGAACCCTCTGCTTTTTCACTGGGAACAATAACAACAGAAATGTTTTCCCCAATTGATGAAAATGATACGTCTTTAACAAGCAGAAATTTCAACTGGGATGTGATAGGAGACGAATCATCTTCTGATATCTCACAAGAAACAATAGACAAATATAGCAACGATTCGGGGAGTTCAAAGAAAAATCTTCCAAGTATGGAAGATATTATGAAACAAAGGGCGTCTGACTTTTAACAGAAAGGTATATAAAGAGATATCTCAATAATTTTAGTAAGCGTGTAATGGCATCGGTATTTATCTTTAATCAATATTATATCGATTTTCTCAAAAGGGTCAAAACAATTGCAAAAGAATCTAAAGAAACCAACGGTGATATTCTCAAAACTATCAAAGAAAACTATTCGACTTTTGACAAAAAGTCAGATGAGTATGTTGAGTATGTTAATACTGTTATATCCGATGATAAATGGGAACAGTATGTTGAAGACGGTGGTTCTTGGTTAGAAGACAATGAAAATATTGAATTATACAAGGGTATTACACTTGAAGACATTCAAGACATTGTGAAAGACAAATACCTGTGTTGTCATTTTCTTGGTGTCTTTTACATTTTTCACAGGGAAATGTCAGAAGAAATGACCGAACACATTGTGAAACTCTTGCAGACCCAAGATAATACAGAAATGATCGATTCTCTTGAAGACGAAAAAGTAAAAAAAGTATTGTCAAATCTTCGAAAAATGAGAAACGATACCATTAAAGACAAAGCAGGCATTGACATGAAATTTATTGAGGAGACGTCCATTGGGCAACTCGCAAAGGAAATTCTCGAAGATGTCGATGTTAGTAAATTACAAAAATCTATGGGTGAAAATGGTGACGTATTGAAAGCTATCGGTGATCCCGATAGTGGTTTTGCAAATATTATTTCGAACGTTAGTCAAAAAATGGCGAGCAAAATTTCAAACGGAGAATTGAAACAAGAAAACTTAATTCAGGATGCGATGAAATTTGCTTCAGTAATGCCCGGAATGTTTGACAAACCCGGGGGGAAAGGAGGTGGTCCCGATATTGGAAATATTATGAATATGATGTCGTCCATGATGGGCAATAATGATATGAATAGCATGTTCAAAGATATGGCAAAAAATCAAAAATCATCAAAAGGAACAAGACCAACATACAACGAAGGTGCTTTGAAAAAAATGGCACAAGCAAAGAAAATGAAGAAGAAACTTATGCAACAAAAGCGTGCTCAAGAAAAAAAAGATGAATAAAAATGATTTAATTTAAATAGATACGAGAAGAAGAATGTTTTGGACAAATGATCTTTCTTTGCTATTTCGGCCCGAATTAGTCCCTACTGACAACATGACGTTTGATGAAAAAGCAAATGCACTGTCGCGACTGACAATATTCCTATGTATTGTATTTTCGTTAGTTTTGCACGATACACGAATTGTGGTTTTAATGATCATATTATTGTTGCTGATATACGTTATTCAGAAATATGTTGCAGAATTTGCTCAAGATACCGAGGAGTTTTTGATTGAAAACAAAATAGATGTAATAGATAACAAAATTTGTTCGCGACCAACTAAACATAATCCATTCATGAATCCGACTTTGTCTGAAACCGCCGGGTTTTTTGACAGCGATGTGGTAGGTGCGTGTCAATCTTACACACCAGAAGTAGAAAAAAATATAAATACAATTTATGACGAAGGAATGTACATAAATTCGGACGATCTTTATAACAGAGATACTGGCAAGCGACAGTTTTATACAGTTCCTGGTAGTAAAATTCCAAACGATCAATCTATTTTTGCCAATTGGTTATATAATAGAGGAAAAACATGCAAAGAAAACAACGGAGTGAGGTGTTTCACCAATATGTATCGCGATTTACGAACATAGTTAAATGATTTATTTTTATATTTTTATTTATTAAAATAAGATAGGAACATGGATAATAAAATATACAATGCGAACGTTCATTTAAATTCGGATACTTGTTGGAAGAATGCTAAAGATATGAACAATTCTATTCTTGAGCAATACTCTTTATACAACAACGACACTTCTAGAAAAGATAAGGAATATGGAAGCATGCCCGACTTTTTATTAGATCACGTCAATCTACAAGGAAGACCCGGTTATGGTGTTTCTGATGACTATTTGGTAGATACATACTCTTCATTGCGTGTAAATAAAGAAGCAATGACAAGAGATCGTTGCCCCATTCAATTGTTAACCAGAACATTTGCCGGAGGACCCCGACTTACCGGGAAAACTGGCGATATTTACAAAGAACTTGATTTATTATCCGGAAGCGATACAAGAACAATTCCTGCAAAATCCGGAGGAGTTGATTCTAAGAATCAAATCAAGTGTAACAAGTCAATTATGGAACAAACAACTAATCAATTTATGCCTATGTTGGATTGTATCAAAGACATTCAGAATCCAGATAACATTGTCCAGGGTTGGCAGAGAGGTGGTGTAGATACGCGATCATATGTAAACAAAGTAAAATTTGATAAACATTATAAAAACAGTGCATAAAAAAGTATCTTTATTTATTAGATAATGAGTTTCAACAGGACAAAGTACGATACCTGTTCTTATAAACAAAATTTACAAAATAACGTCAGTACATTAGGGTATGTTCTGTCTCCGTTGAACTTTGAAAATCAATCAAAATGCAGACACCAACTCGGATTTGTTGGGGGAACTTCGGTGTCTCATATTAAGGGAAATTTGGTAGATTTAGATAGCGAACTCCGTGGGCAGACTAGATTCGTTTCAAAATGTGGCGATAACTTGTATGTTCCAACCAACGATGGTATAATTAAAAATGACAAAACTGCACCGATAGATACTTCGCTACTTCATCTTCCCGCGTGTCAATCTATAATGTATAGAAGTATTCCACTTCCTCCAAAAATGAATTACGATAAATGTTAATTTAAAAATGTATTATTTTATTAGAAGAATTGATATGAATCAACCGTCGGATACAAGATTAAGTCAAGACAGTTGTAGTTATTCAGAAAAACTCAAACGTACTATCGGACCAGGTTTGTATTCTTTAAATACCCCATACAACGATTGTTCGCCATGTAGAGTGATTCCAAATGACCCATCATTACGCTTTCAAGCATATGGACCAAATACATGTTCTATGAAGTCGGCAATTGATGATTCTAGCGAACTCTTGGGAATAAACTATAAAAAAAGTAAGTGTAATTCTCAAGAATATACTCCTGGATCATATCAATCCAAAAGCGGTTGTGTAGTAAATGGTCAGGAAAATCCCAGAGCGTGCCTTGCGCCAAGAGAGGATACGAGAATGTCAAATCCCCCAAGCACATTGAAGGGGACTGGGATAAACAGATGGGAGTGGTTATGTTATGATCCTCAAGAGCGAGCAATCGAGGGTTTTGATAGAGTTCCTGTCAATTATAGAATGGTCGCAAAAGACAACCATGTTCCTATTCTTGAAACACCACAGGACCAAGACATATTTTTCCCCAACAGCGAATTGGTTAATCCCGACGGCAGCGAATGGGCGAAGGGCAATGCGCAGCATATTTATGCCCCAGGTAATCCATATGGGTCATTTGGATATAATGTCAAATGTAAATAAGTATAAATACAATTGACATAAATGATATAATATGCTTTGTACAAAAGATATAAATATACCTTTATCAAAGTGGAAACTTCTTATAAATAACTCCGATTTGACATTTTTCAAACATAGTAAACATTTTCTTAACACATCATGTGATTTTGGGGGATATGTGATAAAAATAGATACGTGGGATAATACAAATTTAAGGGATGATTATACAATACTGAAAAGAATAAAACAAGCAAATATTATATTACCTATTTGTTATTTTGAATACGAGGGGGATATTATACAATTTTTATCAAACGAAGATTATGATATTGGTAATGACAATGGAGATTTTGAAGAAATTGCTGTATCAATAAGAAAACATTATACATTGCTCAATGCGAATGTTTCTTTCATAGAAAGCAAAATTAGTAGACAGATTATTTTTTGTCTATTTAAACTGCTTATTGTTCACAAAATAAGAGTCAATAATGTTGACATATCAAATATATATTGTCAAAATATGTTAAAAACTATAACTTTAAAATATGACATTCTATCACAAGAGTATATTGTAAAAACAAGAAGCGTTGTCAAGATTGATCTAGAAAATATTGAAATATTAGACAATGTTTATGATTATCATTTTGACGAGTTGTATCTGCAGATATCGAAGATTTTGAATAGTTCAAAATATAAGATAAATTTTGAACCATATTGTAACGATACTCCTACAAACGTGTTGCGTAATCTTCTTACTATCGTGTAACAACATGATTTATTTTTCAATTATGAGTAAATGTTTATTACAACAAACATTTATGTATAATTATAGTACTATTTTTTATCCCTTAATGATTAGAGGAAACTAATGATGGATTTATATCCGGGGGACAAACCATCGATGAATAATATGTACGAATCTAAATATTTGGATACTGTTAGAAATGATCAATATGCTAGGGGAAATGATTTACAAAAGAAATCCCGGAACGCGCTAGAAACCGGTGTTGTATCTCTGCCAACGACAGCATCAGCATTTTCTGAAATTATTGAAAACGATCCGGTGAATATGATTTCTTTAACTGGTGAAAAAGTAAACACAACAGATTTAAAACACAACAACATGCAACCGTTTATTAAAGGGAATATTACACAAAACACAAATGTTGAGAAGTTTTCTCAAAAATTAGATTTCAATACAGGTGTAGATAAACTATATATTAAAAAAAAAGAACTTGAACCGTTCAGTAATCCGGTTTCTGGATATCATAACATTAATGGGTCAAAACAAGACACAGAATTTTTAAGAAAGAGAATGGTCGTTTCCGATATGCAACAAAACATAACACCTTTTGAAACCGTTCGCGTTGGTCCAGGATTAGATAAGGGATATACAAACAAAGGAAGTGGTGGATTTCAACAAAACAATTCGATTGAATATGCCAGACCAAAGACAATGGATGAACTTCGATCAAAAATTAACCAAAAAGAAAGTTATTTTTCTATGAATTATAAAGCACCGATTAAAGGGACAGAACAAAGAGGTATGGTAAATCCATTGAAAAAGAACAAACCAGAAAGAACATATGGTCGATCTCATGAAGATTTGTTTGGAAACTCGTCTTCTGTCAAGAGAAATACTCTTCGTCCAGAACATGCTTTGAAAACAGTTAATAGAAGGAATACGCACAAGGAGTATGTTGGCGGCGCCAAATTGGATTTTTTGAAAGGAATGTCTATTGAAGAAGATCATGGCAAAAATAATATTGTTGTATATAATACACAGCGACAAGAAACCCAGACCAAAACGGTTGTTTCCAATGTAACTAGTGTAATCAAGGCAATAGTTAGTCCTATTGTAGATGCTCTTAAATTATCAACTAAAGAATATTTAGTCGAATCTGCGAGGTCGGAGGGAGGAAATCCAACGGCACAAATACCAAATAAACTGACCGTGTATGATCCAAATGATGTTACAAAAACTACGGTTAAGGAAACAACTATACACGACAGTGAAAATTTGAATCTTTCGGGTTCAGATGGAACATATTCTGCTCTAAATGATCTTGCGAAAACTACAGTAAAAGAAACTTTGGTTCATGACAGCGAACATTTAAATATCAAAACAGCAAATGGAAACTCGTATGTTAAGAATGACGATAGTGCAAAAACTACAAATAAAGAAACACT